CTTTCATGCGCCTGCTTGTTCAAGCTTCTCGATCATGTCATCGAGCAGCTCGCCTATGGTGAAGTCGCTGCCCTCGTTGTCCTTGGGCATAGCCTTGACGTTCTTGGGCAGCGTCCTGCGCAGGTCATACAAGTCCATGAGCATGCTGCTCAAATCGTTCTGGGTCATTTGCGTTCTCCTTTTTACAAGTGCCGCACATTGGGTATGGCTGTGCGGCTTGGCCATGTTTGTTGAGAGAGAAATCTCTCTGGGTCATTTGTTGTACCGCCTGGGGCGGTTGGTTTTCTTGGCGGGTGTGCGTGCCTTCTGTAGCTGCTGGCGCAGCGCGGCTTCGGACTCCTCATCAATGGGCTGCGTGTTTGCATCGACAGCAACCCCATGCCATGTCGGCGGTACGGGTTCGTGGTTGCGCGTTTGCAGAAGAAACCCAATGGCGGCCATGATGTTGTCTTCCTGCAGCTCCATCTTGTCGAGCTGCGCCCGCTGGTCGTGCGTCATGCAGTCGATCTTGCGCAGAAGCTTTATCTCCTGGCGCAGGATATCCAACTCCTTGAACGTGCGCCCCTGCAGCACGGCCACATCATGCTTGAACATATCGGGGGGAACCCTGCGCCTGAAAGGCTCGAACCGCTTGCCCTTGAACACAAAGGGTATGGCATGGAACAACCCATCGATGCGCCTGCGCGTCTTGTCTGACACCCAGTCCGTCCAATGCACGCCCTTGTTGGGCAGCCCACGCTCCTGCGCTATGTCCACAGGTCTGCGCTCGCCGTTGTCCGGCAGTGCACGCAGTGATTGCAGCCCTGCAAGCAGCTTCTCCAACAGCAAAACGTACTCACTGAAGGCGGTGTGCCTTTCGGGGGCAACGTCAAAGGGCTTTAGTCTTAGCCCAACCTTGGCGTTGCTCAGCTCGTACTTGAGCGGGGCGAGCAGTCGATGCCACATCTCGGCGCGGTGGATGTGCATGAGCTTTGCGCTCTTCCCCTCCTTGGCGTCGTGCATCCGCAGGTCGCTGGCTCTCACTGCAAGCGAGGCGCGCAACTCAAGGGGCAGGTCGAGCGTCATGAGGTGGTTGTGCGCATCCCAGTAGCTCATGTTTCGGAGGCGGCTGATTAATCTGTCCATGATTAAAGTCCTTTAGTGTTGAGACGTCCAAAAGTGTACCATGATTAAAAAGTTTCGCCGTAGTTGGTGGACAGTTGGAAAGCTAGCATCCATGCGGGTTGGCGGGGTGAAACGGGTGGATTTGTCCGTCTATCTATCGTTTTGCGGGACATACAACAGGGAAGAAAAACAGAAAGAAAGGATGGGTGTGGGTATGAGATATCTTTTACCTTTCTTAATGTATTTTAAATAGATAGATAGATGGACGGAAATTTGGAAACGCCAGCATTCATGCGGGTTAGCGCCCGTCTCTGATGCTGGCGAAACTTTTTAGTCTTTGACACCAAAAAATTGTGTCTCATTGGTGAGACAGCGGCAGGCACTGCTGTTTGCTGCGCCATGCTTGCCACTCAAGGCGGGCACGGCGGGCCTCGTCGATACGCCGCTGCTCTTGTGGGGGCAGCTTGGCATACAGCTCATCGCGCAGCTTGCGAAGCTGCGCTAGATGGTAGTTCTTAACGGACATGGGTTGCACGCATTGCTGCGTAGGCGTTCTGCTCAATGAACCAACGCTCAAGGGCGTTGACCGAGGCGAGGACTGTCTCGTTGCCCGTGCGGCGCTCGATGACGCGCCAGATGCAGAAGTCTGGGCGGTGCTCGCCCAGTGGTAGCTCCTCGATCAGAGAGAATTCTCTCTGGCCGATCTGAACGATGCCGGTGTGCTTGGTTGTCATGGAAGTTCTCCTGTGTGACATGGGCAAGATCGCCCCGTGTGTGCAGCGCGCTGCACACACAGAGAGTCCTGATTACTGCGGGTCGATCTCGTCAGCGCCAGCTTCGACCATCAGTTGCTCGTACCAGGGCAGGTGCTCGACGGGCTGCAGGCCCGACAAGACGAGAAGCATCCCGTAGATGGCGAGGTGCATCTCGCGTTTGACGTAGGCTTGGTGTTCAGACATTGGTTTCTCCTAGGGTTTCTTAGCGGGGGTCGTACAAGGACAGCAGTTGCATACCCTGCCAGAACTCAACGAGAGAGCCGAGGGATTGCAGGGCGTCGAACAGGACGTCCGCGTCGAAGCGGTTCTGGCAGTGATAGGTGCGGTCAACGCCCTCGTGGCGCAGGATGATGGTGAATTGCATGATGGGAACTCCTGGGTTAGACAAGGGAAGAAACAGCGGGCCAGCCTGACCCGCTGTGATCGAGAGAGAAATCTCTCTGAGTTAAGCCACAGCTTTCAGAGCAGCGATGGCAGCGGCCAGCGATTCGAACTGAGCCAAGAACTCCTTGGCAGCAGCCCTGTGCTCGCGGCTGATGCGTGCGCTGTGCGTGGGAGCCGCAGGCTTGGCGTCTGGCCTGACGACCATGTACCGAAAGTCGCTGCTGGCCCGGTCAATGGCCTTGATGTGCTCGGGCTTAGCGCCCTGCCCCTTGCCCCGAGAGAGAATTCTCTCTGCCGCGTCAAAGCCCTGGCCCTCAAGATGCCCGAGCATCCAGCGTTTGCGTAGGTCTGCCTGCTGCTCAGGCGTGGCCTTGACGTAGGCGGCATGGAAGGGGTCTGCCCCATCGCGCAGCTTGCGGGTTGTGGCTGCGACACGGGCTGCATACTGTTGAATAGTCAACATGGAAGTTTCTCCTGTAGGTTGAAATATCGGCAGGGCTGATTCCCTATCCGATGCTTCTAGTTTATGGATGGGGACAATCTGGCCCTCTCGCTGGCTCAGGCGTGGGCGTGTGCGACCCCCACCATACCCCCACCCCCGCTGTTGGCTGCGACGATAGCGACGTGACGGGAACACTGTTTTGCAACCACACTCCACATTTCTGTAATACTTAACACCTACCCCCCACAATTTTTATAAAAATTTAACACCGTCTTTGTCTAATGTTAGACATGTACAGGCAAGAAAAAGCCCCACCGGCCGTAAGCCAGTGGGGCAAAGTGGGTTTGGAACCCCCACAGGAGAAAGCAAACGGGCAACTGCTTGCCTATTTACTCAACGCCAGTGTATAGTATGCGCCATCGGTAAGCAAGGGCTCACGCCTCAAACCCGCATATGCTTGATCACCTGTTGGATTTTGAGCCAGACATCGTCCCAAACGACGATGCGGGCCGCGCCGTTGAAAAACACACCACAGCGCAAATAATCGACGCCCAGGTATCGACCGCAGACTTTCTCGCATCCTTGGGCTCCCCCGACACGGACACCGCCATATCGGAGCTTGAGCAAAAAGCCGCTCGGGTCGCATTCAACGCCGTTGTCACACAGGAAGACGGTGCGCACCACAAACTCGCCCAGATCGAAACCCCCGCAGCCGTGCGCCATTTGGTGGGCATGTTGACCGCATACGACTGGGAGTTTGTGCACCAAGCCAAGCAGTTGCGCGGGTACGCCGTGGCCAAGCTGTTGGAAGAGTGTGAGAACCCCAACTCAAATATACGGCTCAAGGCGCTGGGGTTGCTGGGCAAAGTGACGGAAGTTGGTTTGTTCACCGACAAGATTGAGGTCAAGAAGACAGACCTCACGGAAGAAGAAATTGACAAGAAGCTCAAGGAGAAGCTGGCGGTGTTCATGAACATCACAGACGCCACGCCCTCTGATATTGAAGATGTGACTCCTGTTGGGGAAAACCCTAATGACGACCAACCCACCGCTGACGCCTGAACAGGCCAAGGCGCTGCTCATGAATATGAGCAAGCTCTCCACACAGGAGAAGCTTGAGGCACTGGAGTTGTTGGAGAAAGCCGCCGAGCACCAAAAGCGCAACTTGGCACGCAGCGACATGATCGAGTTTGCCAAGTCCGTCTACCCGGGCTTTAAGGTCGGGCCCCATCACAGGAAGCTGGCCAAGCTTTTTAAAGATGTGATCGAGGGCAAAAAGCGCCGGGTCATCATCAATATTGCGCCACGTATGGGCAAGTCTGAGTTCAGCTCATATTTGTTCCCGGCATTTTTCCTGGGCAACTTCCCAGAAAAGAAAATCATTATGGGCACGCACACGGCGGGCCTGTCTGAGGACTTTGGACGCCGGGTCAGGAATCTGATCGAAGGCGAGGAATACCATGAGCTATTTCCTGACACGGTTGTGGCGGACGACCAAAAAGCTGCGGGCAAGTGGTCCACAGGCGCAGGCGGGCAGTATTACGCTGCTGGTGTCGGTGGCGCTCTGGCTGGCCGTGGTGCTGATCTCTTTGTCATTGACGATCCTCATAGTGAGCAAGA